CAAGTCATGATAGAGGAGCGGCAAAATGACGTGAACGAACTCGTTGTTATGAACGCGACGAGCAAGAAACGCGCCGAAGCCGCCGAGGCCCGCGTCAAGGAGTTGGAAGCGGAGCGAGACTCCGCGTTGATCATGAATTACAAAGAGGCCGCAGAGAAGCACTTGGCCCGCGCCGAAGCCGCCGAGGCCCGCGAGTCCGCCCCCCAAGCCCGCCTCAAATCCGTCGAGCAGTTCATCCTCGACCATGAGGAGTGCGACAAGAAGATGGAGGGGCTGAAGGCCAAGCTCGACGAGGCCATGACGCGCGGCGAGTTCTTGGGCGTCTCCAAGCTGGCCGAGAGATGCTGGAACATGAACGCCGAGGATGCCGCGAAGCTGGTTCATGAAATTTCGTCGCGGGCTCATGCGTGGCTTAATGCGCATCCCGCCAATGGAGGCAAGCCGTGAGCGAATACCATAGACCCGTCGTCGTCGGGAATCAGTGCCCGTCGCATGGCGATGTTAGAATTGTCGCGGCCAAGAACTCTTGCCGATACTGCGACTCTGACGAGGTTGACGCTCTCCGCGCCGAGCTTGCCCGGGAACGGGAGAAGGTCGTCGGCCTGATCTCCTACAAGTCCGCCCATGCGGCAATCCGCAAAGTCCTCGGCATCGCGGACAAGGGAGAACTCGGAATCCCCGGAGACGTTTCGACGCTCGACGAGGTTGAGCGCTTGGTTGCCACCGTCAAGGCGATGGGGGAGGCGCAGACCAAGGCCATGCACACGCTGGAGGACATTTTGGAGGGAATCTCTGACCGCAACGACGACTGGGTGGTGAGTCAGGTTCGCGCCGCCCTCGCCTCTCTCGCCCCTGTTTACAAAGATATAAACACCGCCCCGAGCGCGGAGAGGCCGAAGCACTGCGACCACTTTGGGCCGCATCAGTGCCATAGCGAGAAATGCCCGATGCTCCCGTTTTGTCTGGGGGATGGCGCGATCTGTCATTACGACGATGACCACATGGACGAGTACCACGAGTGCTTGCCCGACTGTCCGAACCGCCGCCCGGGGGCGGAGGCCGCGAAGCATGGCCCGCTGACCGAAGATATCATCCGCGCCAACGGGGGCCGTATCGAGCCGCAAGGAGACTCGAAATGAAGATCACCGATCAACGCAAGCGGCGACTAAAGAAGATTGACGCCGCCCAGCGGGACGTTGAGAGCGCCATCTTGACGCTCCGCAAGCACGTTCCATCGACGTTAGTGTGGACGGGTGACTCCTTCCAGTCTCTCTACTATCTCGTCGGACTCGCCCGCCGCGCCTCGTCTCCCAGGGCCGGGAAGAAGCGATGAGACTGGGACCAATGCTCCGTTCAGCGATGCTCCACGACGAGAAATCCTTGCGCGGACTCGGCAAGGAAATGGGCGTCGATCAGGCCACGCTTCACCGCTTCATGTCGGGGAAGAACCCGGACGGCGTGACGCTCGGCAAGGTGCTGACGTACTTGCTCGCCGCCCCCGCCGCCCAGACCCAAGAGACGAAGGAGAGGAAGCGATGAAGAATCGAGACGGGAGCGAAGTCAATGACCATTGGGCCACGCCGCCCGCACTATACGAGAAACTGAACGCTGAATTTAATTTTGACTTTGACCCTTGCCCGCTTCGCTCCACATTCGACGGGCTATCTCCGACGGTGAAGTGGGGGAAGTCCAATTTCATCAACCCGCCGTACAACGCCAAAGACAAGCCGAGGTTTATCAACAGGGCTTTCGACGAGTGGCAAGGCGGCGCAACGTGCGTTCTGTTAATCCCTGCGGCGGTCAGCACAAGACAATTTCACGATCTTATTTACCCGAACGCTGAGATCCGATTTCTGCGCGGGAGAGTCGCTTTTGTCGGAGAATCGCGAGAGGGCGCGAAAGGCAAGCACGATAGCATGGTTGTTATATTCCGAGCCAGGGCACCGTTCACTCTAAACCCTTTGGGCGGATACGTTCCCTCGACCGCCATCCCCGCCGCCCAGACCCAAGAGACGAAGGAGGGGAAGGCCGCCGCCCCCTCCACCAAGGACGGGATTAGATGAACTGCCTCTTCTGCGGCGAAGGAACGCTCGCTCCGGTCTGCGGCGCCTTCTGCTCAGAGCTCTGCGCCTCGAAGGACGGCTGGGTCCGCGTCCGCTCCGGCTGGGAGCGCGAGTGATGGACGGGATCAGCCTCGACGAAGCCTTCTCATCCGCTCTGGCCGAGGCGCTGGATCGGCGCGCGCTCGCTCCCGTCTTGTTCAGCGGGCGGATCATGGCCTTCTGGCTGATCTCGGCCTTGACTTCGGCGCCGCCAGCGACTACCCTTTAGGCCATGGGGAAGCCGACGCACGAGTCCGCGAAGCATTCCGCGGCCTGGGAGCTCTACTACGCTCTGGGCGCCGATCGCAGTCTGGCGGAGGTTGCTCGGCGGTTTCATACCAGCGTCCAGGCCGTCCAGGGATGGAGCGCCGCCTTCGACTGGCAAAAGCGGTTGGCCGCGCGGGAGAAATTGGTCGCCGAGCTCACCGCGCAGAAGGCGGTCGAGGATGAGGCCAGGAGCCGCGCCGACGCCCTGAAGATTTGCCGTGCGGTCCAGGTTCGCTTCGCCGAGGCGCTGAAGCTGAACACCGCGGCGATCGGCGCCGGGGACTTCGAGAAGGCGGTCAAGCTGGAGCTCCTGCTACGCGGCTCCGCGACCGAGCGGACGGAGATCGTGGGCGGCAAGGCCTTCGACAAGCTGATCGATCTCCTCGCCGCCGTGATCGAGCGCGAGGTCGCCGACCCGGCGCTCCGCGCGCGCCTCGCGGCTGGCTTCCAGGAAGCGGCCGCAGGGATCGGCGGCAACGCTTGAGCGAGGACGTGCTGGCGCCGCAGGACCGGGCGACCGTCGCCTCCGGCCTGGAGCGGCTCGCGAACAGCCTGATCCCGCGGCCAGTCCAGCCGCTCGAAGCCTACTTCAAGCGAGCCTTCGAGGTCCTGGAGCCGGGGAAGGAGCTCGTGCCGTCCTGGCACATCGGGTATCTCTGCGAGCACCTGGAGGCCGTCAGCCGCGGGCAAATCCTGCGGCTCCTCATCAACATACCGCCGCGCACCCTGAAGAGCTCGATCGTCTCGATCGTCTGGCCGACGTGGCAATGGGGACCGTTCGGCAAGCCAGAGTCGCGGTTCATGTTCATCAGCCACGAGATCAGCCTCGCGATCGATCTCGCCGTCGCGCGCCGCTCGATCCTTGAGAGCGACTTCTACCGCTCTGAGTTCCCGCGCGTCGTGCTCGCCAGCGATCAGAACGAGAAGAAGCTCGTCCAGAATACGCGCCGCGGGAAGCTGATCGCTACCTCGACGCACGGCGCCGCGACGGGCAAGGGCGGCGACTTCCTCGTCCCGGACGACTTCATCGATCCCGAGAAGGCGGAGAGCGATCTCGAACGCGAGAGCGCGCTCAAGGCCTGGGGGATCAAGTTCAGCTCGCGGCTCGACAACAAGAAGACCGGAGCGATCGTCGCGATCGAGCAGAGGACGCACCCTCGCGACTTCACGAACAAGCTGGTCGAGGCTGGCGGCTACACGCACATCGTCATCCCGAGCGACAACTACACGAAGGAGCCGCTCTTCTTCTCGTTCCCGGCCTCCGCTCGGAAGATCGAGATCGCGCCCGGCGCCGCGGTCCTGCCGGAGATCAAGCCGCTCGACGTCGTGATCCGCGAGCGCCGCGAGAAGGGGACGCGCGTCCACGACACGCAGGAGCGCCAGAACCCGCCGCAGGAAGGCGGCGTGATCTTCAAGTCGCAGAACTGGCGCTTCTATGATTCGCTCGACGAGCTCCTCTGGCGTATCAGCAAGGAGACGGGCAAGCGCGAGCCGTTCCCATGGGACGACCTGATCCAGAGCTGGGACTGTGCGTTCAAGGGGCTCGATTCATCGGACTACGTTGTCGGGCAAGTCTGGGGACGCAGGGGGGCGAACAGATGGCTACTCGATCAATTCCGGGATCAGGTCGGGATCGGCGGCACGATGAAGGCGATCGAAGCGATGAGCGAGAAGTGGCCGCGCGCGATGCGGAAGCTCATCGAGGACAAGGCGAACGGCCCGGCCGTGCTGGAGCTCCTGACGCAGAAGGTCCCCGGCCTGATCGCGGTCAATCCGGAGGGCGGGAAGATCGTCCGCGCGAGGGCGATCGAGCCGATTCAGGAGGCCGGGAACATCTGGCTCCCTTCGCCGAAGATCGCGCCGTGGGTCGAAGACTTCATTTCACGCGCCCGCCTTTTTCCAAACGTCGATCATGACGACGAGATCGACTCGATGACGCAGGCGAATATCTACCTGACCGCGGACAGCTCCCCGCGGCTCTCGGTCTTCTAGAAAAAATAGGACTTGACAGCCGGGCGAATCGCGTCTATTATTTGATCCATGCCCGCGACCCCACGCGCGTCCCGCTCCAGGCTTTGAGCCTTCTCGACGCCGCCAGCCTGCGAATCCGCCAGGGCCTCATCCGCTATTTCAAGCTCGGGAAGTTCACGATCTCCGACTTCGAGAAGCGAGAGAACGCGAACCCGAAGATCGACCGCCTCACGATGGAGAAGGTGTACGGCACCCACGCCTGGGCCTACGCCGGAATTTATTGTATCGCGAGCGCCGCGGCCTCGCTCCCCATCAAGGTCATGCGGAAGATGCCGGGCGGCCAGCCTCCCGAGGAAGTCGAGGGCCATCGGCTGATCGAGCTGATCGAGGACCCGAACCCGTTCATGACGCGGTACGATCTGATCGAGCTCCTCGTCATCATGCTCGAATCGACGGGCGACGGATACGTCCTGTTCGACAACGGGAAGCCGAACCCGCTCGCGCTCGACGCGAAGCTCTCGCTCAACGACGTCATCGAGCTCTGGCCCATGCCGTCGCACATGGTCAAGCCGAAGCAGGACCCCGAGAGCTTCATCAAGAGCTTCAACTACCGCCCGGAGTACGCGGCGAAGGGGATCGAGCTCTCCGTCGCCGAGGTCCTTAAGGTCAGCTACGCGAATCCGCTCTCTCTGATCTTCGGCCAGGGCTCCCTCATCGCTTCGAGCGGCGCGATCCGCGGCGATCTGTACCAGGAGGCTTTCAACAACAAGTTCTTCAAGGACGGCGGAATCCCCGCGGCCTTCCTGAAGACCGACAAGACCCTCACGAGCGAGCAACGCGAGGAGCTGAAGCGCGGCTGGGCGGCCGCCTACTCCGGCGTCCAGAACGCGCACAAGATCGCGATCCTCGAAGCCGGGCTCGACTTCTCCCTGCCGCGCGCGTCGAACAAGGACATGGAGTTCGTCGAGCTGACGAAGCTCTCGAAGGAGAAGGTTCTCGCGACGCTCGGCGTCCCCGGCGTCTTCGTCGGATCGGAACACGCGAAGTACGACAACGCCGACCAGCAGAAGGCGATCTTCTGGGAGAACACCATGCTCCCGAAGCTCCGGAAGATCGCCGGAATGCTGACGAAGAAACTGAAGGAGCTCGGCGAGGACGACGACCTATTCGTCATGTTCGATACCTCTGGCGTGAAGGCGCTCCAGGCCGACCACAAGGTCCAGGCCGACACCGCCCTGATTTGGTTCGGAATGGGCGTCCCCGTCAACAATCTCATCAAGGCCTTCGGCCCGTCGAGCCTCGAAGCGATCGAGAACGGCGACGTCGGCCTCGTCTCGAACCTCCTCGTGCCGCTGGAGGAGGTCGTCAATCCCTCCGAGCCGCTCGATCCCGAGGGGACGCAGGAGGACGCGCCTCCCGGCAAGCCCGGCAACGAGACGGAGGACCAGGAAGAGGCGGGCGAAGGCCAGGCGGGCGGAGTCTCGGACAACCCGCAAGAAGAGGACGCCGAGAAGAACCCGAAGGGGAAGAAGGGCCTCCGCGGCTCGGGCGGCTCGGCGAAGCGCCTCGACGACGCCCACTGGAAGCGGTACATGGCGCGCAACGAGGTCGGCGCTCGGCGCCTGCGCGCGGCCGTGAAGAAGTTCTTCGTCGGCGAGCGGAAGCGCGTCCTCGCCAGGATCGCCGCGCACTACAAGAGCGCCAGCTCCGAGCTCATGATCGAGCAGAAGGCCCGCGATGCCCGCGTCGATCTGATCGTGCTGTCCACGCAGGAGGAATCGAAGGAGCTCGCGCGCGTCACCGAGAAGATCATCAAGTCGATTTACAAGAGCCATGGCGACTCGACGGTCGAGGACCTGGACGTCGCGATCGCCTTCGATATCGAGAGCCCTGCCGCGCGGCAGTTCCTCGAAAAGCACGTCTTCCAGTTCAGCTTCGAGGTCAACAAGACCACGACCGAGCGGCTCCGCTCTCTGCTCCAGGAGAAGATCGCCGAGGGCGCCACGCAGAAGGAGCTCACGGATGCCGTCCAGGACGAGTTCGGCTTCTATGAGCGGTATCGCGCCGCGCGGATCGCGCGCACCGAGAGCAACACCGCGGGCAACGCGGGAATCTTCGACGGCTTCAAGCAGGCCGGGGTCACGACGAAGCGATGGATCAGCTCGCGCGACGAGAAGGTCCGCGACACCCACGCGATCGCCGACGGGCAGGAAGTCGATACGACCGACCCCTTCGACGTCGGCGGCTTCCTGCTGGAGTATCCCGGCGATCCGCACGGCCCGCCCGAAGAGATCGTCAACTGCCGCTGTACCATGCGCGGAATCGTCTAGGAGAATTGACCATGAGAAAGACCCGCTTCTTCGCCGTCGTCGCCTGCGCCGCCGCGCTCCTCGCCTCGCGCGCCTCGGCCCAGGTCGGCCTGACGTACACCGCCGACCAGGATATCTTCAAGGACTCCGTGACGATCGCGTCCGTCCAGGTCGGGACCGCCTTCGCCCAGGTGGACACCCCCCAGCTCGCGCGCTCCTGGATCGTCCGCGTCATCAACATCGACACCGCGAACAAGGTCTGTTGCTCCTTCGACTCCGCGGCCTCCACGACGCCGGGCTCCGCGAAGTCCTGCGAGCAGATCGATCAGGACGCCTCCGGCTTCATCAACAAGGCCACCTTCAAGCGATGGGCCCAGAACCTCTCGCTCTTCTGCCGGACGCTCGCCGGGTCGGGAACCTCCGAGCTCCGAATCCTCCAGGGACGGTGAATCGACCATGAACGACAAGCTCCTCTCTCGGCCCGTCCAGAAGGACCTCGCGAGCATCAAGGGGATCGACGCGAAGGCGCGCACGATCGAGTGCTACGCTTCGACGAACGATCTCGATCGCTACGGCGAAAAGTTCATGCCCGACGCCTTCGCGGGCGACGGGATCGCCGCCTACCTGAAGAACCCGGTCGTCCTCTGGGCGCACGACTACTCGACGCCGCCGCTCGGGAAGGCGATCGATCACTCGTTCGACTCGAAGGGCCTGATCCTGCTCCAGCAGTTCGCGGATCATCAGATGGCGAAGGATATCTTCGCGCTGTACGAGGGCGGCTACATGAACGCCTTCTCCGTCGGCTTCATCCCCAAGGAGGTCGCCTACGAGGAGAAGGCTCCCGGCTACGGCGACATGGGCGTCGTCTTCAAGAAGGCCGAGCTCCTGGAGAACAGCGCGGTCCCGGTACCCGCGAACCCCGGAGCGCTCGTCATCAAGGGCCTCATGGGCGCCGCCCAGCGCGTCTTCTCGCCGAAGGTCGCGATCTCGACCGACTGGCAGGAGTTCGAGGCGTGGCGCTCCAGCCAGCGAGAGTTCGATCTCGCGAAGGCCGAGCTCGCCGCGGCCGAGGGCGCTCCGAGCCTCAAGAGCACCCTGTCGTACATGATCGGCCTCGCCAAGATCGTCAAGTTCAAGGGCAAGGTCGCCGACGACGAGACGCGCTCTCTGCTGATCCAGGCGAACAACCTCTGCCGCGAGCTCGTGTACGGCGCCGGAGCCGAGCCCGTCGCGCCCGAGGGCGAGCTCACCGGAGAGGCCGTCGCGGCGCTCGTGAAGGAGTATGAGACGCTTTCGGAGATCATCATCGCGAAGGGCGACTCCGCCGATCCGAAGGACGTCGAGGAGTTCCAGAAGGTCGGCGAGCTCATCGAGAGCCTGCTCGCCAAGTCGAAGAATCTGCCCGCGGCCTAACGATCCGCGGAACCGCCCGGCAAGCCACGCGCGAGCCCGGCAGACTCAAGGAGAAAAAGAACATGAGAACCCCGCACGAAGAGGCGCTCGCGCGCCTGAAGGTCATCCAGGAGCGGCTCACGAAGAAGGGTCCCGAGGCCCTGTCCGCCGACGCGATCGCCGCGCTGTTCAAGGAGTTCACCGAGGGCGTCATGGACGTCGTCGGCAAGGCGCCGAACCCCGCGGCGCGCGGCCGCAAGATGCGCTTCGGCAACGTGGGCGACAAGGCCTACCAGGAAGGCGAAATGGTCGCCTCTCTGCCGAAGGACGTCCAGCACCAGCTCGACGCCGCGATCGTCGCGTCCGTCCTGCTGAAGAAGCCCGTCTCCCAGACGAAGACCTGGGATCGCCTCATGAGCTCCAGCGAGGAGCTGAAGAAGGCGATGGACACCCTCAACTCCGGCGAGGGCTCGGACTGGGTCCCGACCCAGTTCTCCCCGTCGCTGATCGAGGAGGTCACGGTCCTCTCCGGCATCGAACAGCAGTTCTCGCACATTCCCATGCCGACCAACCCGTACGCGCTCCCGCTCCAGCTCGCGCGCCTCACGGCCTACATGGTCAGCGAGCAGACCAGCAACACCGGGCAGACCGCGGGCACGAAGTCCCCGGTGACGGGCCTGACGGGCAAGCTGACGCTCTCCGCGAAGGGCATCCAGGCGGAGGTCCTCGTCTCGAAGAACGTCGAGGAGGACTCGATCGTCGCCATCATGCCGTTCATCCGGATGGAGATCGTCAAGGCCCTCGTGCGCGGCATCGAGGAAGCGACGATCAACGGCGACACGACCGGGACGCACCAGGACTCGGACGTGACGGCCTCCGACGATCGCCGGAAGCTGTGGATGGGCCTCCGCAAGCTCGCGCTCGCGAACGGCTACGGCCTGGACATGAAGGCGAACGGCCTCGGCTTCGACGTCGAGTCCGTCCTCAAGATCAGGGGCAAGCTGGGGAAGTACGGCGTGAACCCCGGCGACCTCGTCTGGTTGACCGGGCTCCAGGAGTATTTCAAGCTCCTGTCGCTCAAGGACGCGGGCGGCCACCCCATCGTCATGACCCTCGACAAGTTCGGCGCCGAGGCGACGGCGAAGACGGGCGTGCTCGGAAAGCTCTTCGGCTCCGACGTGCTCGTCTCGGAGTTCAGCCGCAACGACCTGAACGCCTCCGGCGTGTACGACGGCGTGACGAAGACGCAGGGCTCGATCATCTGCGCCCACAAGCCCGGATTCGTGTACGGCGATCGCCGGGACGTGACGCTCCAGGTCCTGAACGAGCTGTACGCCGAGTACCAGCAGGACGCCCTGCTGACCACGATGCGCCAGGACTTCCAGCCCGTCCGCCCGATCGCGACGAACGCCGCGGTCGCCATCGGGTACGACATCGACGTGGCCTAAGGCCAGGAGATCATTCGCAACCTCACCCAACGATGAAAAACAAAATGACGAAGCTCCAGAAGTACCTCTCCGCGGTCCTGGTCATGGCGATCATGCTCGCGGCTTTCCCGCTCGGCGCCCTCGCGGCGGCCGGAGCGTCGGCTCCTCGCGATTCGTTCACGAGCGGGCCGATCGCCCTGTCGTACATCGGGGCGAAGGCGTGTCGCGCGGTCGGCACGGTCACGGCGCAGTCCTGCGCGGCGGCCGGGTCCCGCGGTCTGCTGTATGCGCTCTGCGCTTACGGCACGTCCGCGGTCGTGGGCAAGGGCGCGATGGCGTTCGACACCGCGTCGGTGTCGGGCCTGTCGTCCTTCGACGTCGCGGACGCCTTCGCGAAGGCGTACTCGATCAGCCCGATCGTCTTCGGCACGGCGCAGGCCGCGGCCGGAGTGTACGCGCAGAGCGTGTACGGATGCTGGGTTCCTCCGGCGCCCGTCCGCTACGAGAGCGGCTTCGCTCTCATGCTGAACGACACGAGCCTCTTCGGGCTCGCGCTCGTGCGGCCCGACAACGGCGTCAATCCGTAACCCATTCGAACGAGGCGCCGGGCCGAAAGGCCCGGCTCCTCCTTTGGGCGCTCGGCGGTTATGAGACGGCGAGCTCCCAGAAGAGGAACTGACCAATGGCGAACGCGACCGAACTCTGCTCTCTCGCTGATCTGAAGGCCTACCTGAAGATCACGAGCGGCACCTATGACGCGATCCTCCAGTCGATCAAGGACTCGACGGAGCAGTTCGTCAAGGACTACTGCGGCCGCGACTTCCTCGTCACCGCCTACACGAACGATTACTACGACGGCGACGGCTCCTCGCGCCTGCGGACGCGCCAGCGCCCGATCATTTCCGTCGATTCGATCTTCTGCGATCCGGCTCGCCTCTTCGGCGCCAACACCCAGATACCCACGAGCGCGATCATCAACGATCAGCGATCGTGGAACGTCGGGTTCATCGAGCTCTATATCTGGCGCTTCCTCTTCGGCCTGAAGTCGGTCCAGCTCAACTACACCGCGGGCTACGCGACGATCCCGGCCGATCTCGCCCACGCGGTCAAGCTGATCTGCGCGCGCGAGTATCTGCTCCAGGACAAGAACCTCACCGGGCAAGTCTCGCAGGACGTCGGCGACCGGAAGATCACGATGAACCTCGATTCGATCCCGAAGAACGCCGTCGAAATCCTCGACCGCTATCGGAGGATCGAGATTTGAGCTTCTCGGTCGTCATCAACGTCTCCGGGCTCGAAGGCCTGCCTCAGAAGATGAGGGCAGTCCGGCAGGGCATCCTCGCGCGCCTCGACACCATGCTCCGGCAGGCGGGAGAGACGATCGTCGGCATTTCCCGCGAGGACTACCTGTCTGGGCCGCGGCCGGAGAAGCTAGGCCGAATCTCCGGCGATCTCGCTCGCTCGGTGCTCTACCGGATCAGCGGGAGCTCGGTCCAGGTCGGCTCGAATCTGCCTTACGCTCCGGTCCACGAGTACGGCGCGACCATCGTCCCGGTCAGGGCGCGCGCGCTCGTCTTCAAGACGCTCGACGGCGCGTGGCACTCCGCGCAGAAGGTCGTCATCCCGCCGAGGCCTTTTCTTGCGCCCGCTCTCAACGACGCCATGCCGTCCGTGATCGAGATCGTCCAGCGGCAATGCGACGCGGCGATCAAGGAGGCTCTCGCCTAATGCCTCCCGTCGCGAGCACCCGCGAGCTGATCCTGAACGATATCGTCGCCGCGCTGGCGGCGATCAACGGCGGCTCGATGTATAACTTCACGATCGGCGAGGCCGCTCTCGGGCTGAAGCATTTCGCCGCGGTCCCGTCCGACAAGTTCCCGGCCGCCTACGTCTGCGGCGCCGACGAGGATCGCTCGAACGTCACCAACGCGCATTTCAAGGGCGTCCTC